AGGCGGGCGGCTCAGGTAATCTCGACCGGTACCACCGCGTCATCGTCGGTCCACAAAAACACATCCTGCCCGGCGACCCTGGTGCGTGGCTGAGACTGGTCGCCGCCGGACTGGTGGCTGGCGAGGACGGCAAGCTCATCCTGACGGAGCTGGGCCGCGAAGTGGCGGCGGAGTATGCGGCAGGTCTTGTGCGTGAGTCGGTGTGATGGCCCATGCCTCGTCCATTGCGTGGCGAGCGGTATGCGAAAGACCCTCGCGCGAGCAAGTCTTTCCCGGATTTCCTTGTCCACAAGCTGCCGTTCCTCGACTACGGCGAGGCGATGGCCTGGTACGCAGAGTGGGTGCCTAAGCTCTCTCCGCCTGACGTCTCGCTGCTCGGCTGCAATGACCGCTTCTTTTTGCTCACTGGCCTCTGCAATCGCGTCGACATGTTTCACCCGTGGCTCTACGAGCGCGCGCGTGAGGTCGAGCAAGACCCCGACGGCTATCTCGATCTATGGGCGCGGTGGCACTACAAGTCGACGATCATTACTTTTGGCGGCTGCATTCAGGAGATCCTGTGCGATCCCGAGATCACGATCGGGATCTTCAGCAACAACCTGAAGATCAGCCGCCCCTTCCTCGCCCAAATCAAGGAAGAGTTCGAGGTCAACGACGCGCTCAAGGCGTACTACCCCGACGTCCTCTGGCAGAATCCCAAGAAAGAGGCTCCGAAGTGGAGCTTGCAGGAAGGGATCATCGTCAAGCGCAAGGGCAATCCGAAGGAAGCCACCGTCGAGGCGCACGGCCTGATCGATGGAATGCCCACCGGGCGTCACTTCAAACTGTTGGTGTACGACGACATCATCAACGAAAAGAATGTGACGAACCCGGACCAGATACGCAAGGCGACCGAGAGGGTTGAGCTTTCCGATAACCTCGGCTCGGGCGAAAGCACACGCAAGTGGTTCATCGGCACTCGCTACCACTTCGGCGACAGCTACGCGCATCTCATTGAGCACAATATCGTCAAGACGCGGATTTATCCGGCCACCGACGATGGCACGCTGAACGGAAACCCGGTGTTCATGTCGCCCGCAGCGTGGGAGGAACGGAAAAAGACGCAGCGCAGCACCATTGCCGCGCAGATGCTGCAGAACCCCATCGCCGGGAAAGAGAATACGTTCTTTACCAAGTGGCTCCGGCCATTCTTCATCAGGCCGTCCATGATGAACGTCTACATCATGGGCGATCCCAGCCTGGGCCGCACCAAGACGTCTGACCGCACCGCCATAGCCGTGGTCGGAATCGACTCTGCCGGCAACAAGTATCTTCTCGACGGCTATTGCCATCGGATGCAACTCAGCGAGCGTTGGCGGCATTTGCGTGATCTCTGGCTCAAGTGGTCGCGTCAGCCGGGCGTGCAACTGGTGAAGGTCGGCTGGGAGCGGTACGGCCTCATGGCCGATCACGAGCATTTCGAGCATGAGATGCGCCGCGAGGGCATCCGCTTTGAGATCAGTGAGCTGAACTGGGCCCGAGACTCGGCCGATCAGAGCAAGTCTCACCGCATTCAGAGGCTCGAGCCAGACTTCCGCAACGAAAAATTCTTCGTGCCCTGGAAGGTATGGCATCCCGCCGTGGCGCCGATGCGCGATGAGATCGAGCCTGGCGAGGAAATTCCTCTCGGCCCCGGTGTTGCGCGGTGGTGGATCGAGGAAGGCAACGACGAAATCCACTACGGGCCAATTCAGGGGCTGCACAGGCTGGAGAGATCATGCCGTCTTGCCGGGGAGCTGTGGCGGATCATGGACCCGATCCGGCGCATCGACGAGGACGGCAACATCTACGATCTGACGCGCGTGTTCTTCGAGGAGTTCCGGTTTCACCCCTTCAGCCCGCGCGATGACCTGATCGACGTTGTGAGCCGCATCTACGACATGGACCCCACGCCTGCGGTCAAGAACGAAACCGTGCACGTCGAGGACTACGTGGATTCGTAGCTTTTTCAGCAACGAGGGAGCGAGAGAGATGACGGCTGAGAAGTTTTCCCGACTGCGGAAGCTCATCGAGGATCATGAGAGGGACGCAGAACAACGGCGGATCGTGAGCGGCGCTGAGTTTTATGCCCGGCTCGATTCCGTTTATTTCGGCTACCCGAACGCTGAATATGGCCGGGCGATAACGAAGGACGGCAGATTGATAAACTTCCAGCCCGTTCTCATTGCTAAGCCCGGCAGTGATGCCGCGAAAGGCGTGGCTGATGCGCTGAACCGCGTGCTGCAGCCCTGCAGGGCGCGCGAGAAGATGGTTGCCCGCGAGGCGGCGCTGCAATTCCAGGCGGATATTGCGCAACTCGCCGAGGAATTGGCGAACCGCGAGATCGCGGAGATCAACGCCGCCAACCTGATCGAGACCAAGACGGAGGTCTGTGAGGCTGCCAAGCAGCAACAGGCTGCCGATGCGCAGAATGAATTGCTCGCTGCCGCAAATCCGCAGTTCATGCCGCATCAGTAAAGACGAGGGTAACGATGCACGGTGAACGCGCCCTCCTTATGTCGCTGCTGGCGGCGCCGCTTTCGATGTACCTGCCGGCGCAGGTCCGCGAGAAGCCGGTCTACAAGCGCAAGTTCAACGCGCTGAAGCCGCGCGCTTTCAGCAGGGCGGAGCTTGAGATCATCTCTCGTGCCAACGAGCGCCGGGAGAGGCGCTGGGCCAAGGCCGCAGAGATCGCACGGCGCAACGGCTGGATTTATCAGCCGCCAGCGGCCAAGGCGGCATGATGCTGGTGGAACACATCGAACAAGCCAATCAAACCGCGGCGCATCGCCGGCGAACTTATCTACGAGGTGCCGCTCAATGAGCGACGTCGAGATCAAATACAAGCTCCCCGAGCAGATCATCCGAAAGCACAAGGCTGAGCTTGATGCGGTGGATTGGCTCTCGAAATCGCAGCACGCCGTCGAGCTTGGGGGGCGCGCCTTTCTGTTTGAGGTTGTGAAGCGCGACTACGAAGTCGTGGTCCGGCCCGGCACGGCGCGTTGGGCGATCGAGCTTCGCAACTACGCCCATTCGATCCTGCCGGATCGCAAGCCTGACCCGGCAGAGCTGGCCGAGGTGCTAAAGGCTCGCAACGCGACGACAGACGTATGATGCGAAAGAGGATGAAGTCAAATGGCCGGTCCACGCGAGTGATCGTTACCACCTGGCGCGATCTGGTGATCCGCGCCGACCCGGATCACGTGAGGGATAGCCGCATCAACATCGAGTACCAGTTCACGTCGGTGTCTGGCCGTGGCCGTCCCGAGACCCATGAGGACGGCTTCCGCGTGTTCCGCGGCGACTACAAGAGGCGAGGGCCGTACAAACCGTCGACCGAATAGCATCAACCGCCTGACACTAGATAGCATCAACCGCCTGACACTAGCGCGACATGGCGACGAAGATCACCGGCAAGTGGCGCTTCACCAAGGGTAATGACGGGAAGGTGAAGATGAGCAAGGCCGCACGGAACTACAGCGTATCGGACCGGCTGAAGTTCAAGTCGAGCAAGAAAATCCGGGTATCACGCCGAACGGTTTGAGTGTTGCGTATCCTCTGGAAGAGGGAGCGATGACCAGAGATTCCGACTACGAGAGGCGCAACGAGGCGCTGCACAAGGCGATCCTCGCGCGCAAGGAAGCCGACACGGCAGAAGACATTGTGAAACGGGCCGAGATTTTCCTCCAATTTCTCGATCCGTCCTATGGCGCGCGCAAAGAGCAGGCCGAGAGCGCACGGCCCGCACGGCCTCCGGTGGCCATGTATTCCGCTCACAGAGGGGGACCGTATGACGTCGAGTTCTGACGATCACTTCCTGATCGGCTCGCCGAGCTTGGCAACCCAGGCGAGGTGCACCACCACCGTTGCGTCTGGGTTGTTTGCTTTCTGACGGGCCTCCTCAGGCGCCGCATCACGGCGCGACCATCGCCGGGGCTTTCGCCCCGGCTAGGTTTCGGCCTGGAAAGTGGGAGGGGCTGAAGCCCCTCGTTTGGTTTACTCCGGGGACCGGTTACATTGGTGCGATGTCAGCTCCATGAGCCGCCGGATAGGGCCTTCTTGATCCGGTTTGCGCCGTCCCTGCTCCCACCCCTCAAGGGTGCGGAGCGGTACGCCCAAAAACTCAGCGGCCTGCTTCCTGGTCCATCCGAGAGCAAGCCGCCAAGTGCGGAGGTCGTCGGCGAGGGTCATTGTTGTCATCAATGCGCTGGCTCGTGGACCTTGGCGTAGAGTTCCATCGCCACGTCGGCCCAATCGTCAACGAGCTTTACGCCAGTGCGGTAGTAGGGGTCGTCGGTCGCCTCGGTCAGATCAACGCCGTGAGCGGAGCAGAACGCCAGAACATCTGCCTTGCTGGTGTTGTTGTACCACTCGTTAGCGCGCTCATAAGCGTCTTCGCTCGCGAATGTGAAACTGCGGCCAGTATCATCACTGGTATAGGAATAGCTGGTCATCGGTAGTTCCTCCATCTGCTGGAGAGGGGCCGAAGCCCCTCGGAGTACGGGGAGTTAGTCCAAAAAGCCGACGTAAGCGCGGTCGCTCCAATCGACCGCCACGCCCGGCCGGCGTGCCCGCTTATCGGTTGTCCAGTCTGCCGACCCGCTAGGGTTCTTGTCGGAGTACCCATCGAAATAGGCGTCGACTTCGGCAACCTTGTCGAGCGGCACGCGGAAGTAGATCACTTCGTTGGCAAATCCGCGCGGGCAGACCCGGAAATACCGATACTTGCTGCGGTTCGGATGATTGGTCATTTCGTTTCTCCTGCCCCTGATCCCCGAGGCGCGGGAGACGAGGACCACCCTCGTCTAAGAGACAACCTATCAGCCGGTCGGACCATCCGACCGTTGCCCGTCCCCCGCTACCGTGGAAGCGGGGAGAATGCCGGGCAAAGGCCGGGGCACGAGGCCCCGGCGGATGCCTCATTCAGAGACCTCTATATCGTCGGGGATCTCGTACCGACAGCCTTTGCGGCTCGCGCGAACATATTCTCT